TTTTTCGATGGCTCACCGGCGAGTGAACCAAAAGCAACTGGCCACAAGAAGCCAGACACGGTTGTGCCTTTTACGGCCTAACAAAAAAGAAACCCATTGAGGCAAAAAAGTTACGAGGGGAATGTTCCATGAACAGGATCGATTATCGAAATTTGCTGAATGCGTATATCGAATACGCGGACGTTGGTGACGCTCACGACGTGACGCCAGAGGGGGTGCCCACCTCACACTGGTTGACCGGCTGCACAGCGGAAGAAGCGGAGGCCTTCGCCAAAGACTACGCATACGAGCAAAAGCACAACAAAGCGGGCATGCTCGCACTGCGCGAAAAGGTTGCTCATCTGCCCTACTACGTGATGGTCGCCAACCACAGCACTCAAGTGATTGTGCGCAGACCGCCGTTCGGCACCAGAGCTGTCGTTGTGCGTAGCCCACACCGGAATGGCTTGTTGCGCTACGCTGGCGAAATTGGGGTCCTATGCTACGCCACAGACCTTGAGACTGCGCACCTGGTGAATGGCCGAATTCCTGACAACGTAGTGCAAATCGTGTTCTAAATCGAAACGGTGTCTCTAAAAGGTAGACACCGTCCTCCTATCCCTGTATTGTCGATGCTGTCTATAAAAAGGAGACATGCATGGAAACAATACAAACGCACAACGAGCCAAGCCTGGCTTCACTAGTTGACGAGCTCGAAGCCGCAAAGGCTGCAGAGGAAAAAGCTAAGGCGCAGCGCATTTTCGCTGAACAGCAAATCATTCCCTTCCTTAACTTGAAAGAAGTCGGCAGCGCGTCAACGAAAATCGGCGATGGCCGCGTCGTCACAGTAAAGCAGGGTTTCAACTGGTCTTTTGATCGAGAAAAGTATCGCGCGGTGCGGGACACGATTCCTGAAAACCTGCGACCTGTGCAAATCAAAGAAATCTGCAGCCCCACGATCATGACGTTCATGCAGCGCAACGAGCCTGAGTTGTTCAAGTCGGTTTGCGACGTCTTTACGCAGCGACCCGCGAAGCCCAGCGTCACTATTCGGAGGGCTAAAACGTAATGGCATACGATCTAAAGCAGGCCAGCGTAACTGGCCCACGCGATGAAATATTCATGTTAGTTCATGGCTCTGCTGGGGTTGGTAAAACCACCCTGGCTGCAGCCATACCTAACTGTTTCTTTATACGCACCGAGGACGGCACTGGCGTACACGAGGTTCCAACCTACCCTATCGCGACAACTTACGACGAGATCATGGAGCAGCTTGTCAGTTTCGATTCTAGTCACTCTTACAAGGCGTTGGTGATTGATTCTATTGATCACCTGGAACCATTGATCTGGCAGAAAACGTGCTCGGAAAACGGCTGGAAGGACATCGAAGCGCCAGGTTATGGCAAGGGTTACATCGCAGCGATGGTGTACTGGCGACAAATTATCAGCCTGCTGAACAAGATTCGTGAGGCGAAAAAAATGCACATCGTGCTAATCGCGCACAACGAGCTCAAGCCGTTCCGTGACCCTGAGTTAGAGCCCGTCGATGCCTACTTTATAAAGCTGCAAAAACACGCCAGCGCCTTTGTAAAGGAGTCATGCGACGCGGTGCTGTACGCAAAACAAAAAATTGTTGTCGTGAAAGACTCTGAAGGCTTCAACAAGACGCGAGCACGCGGCAAGACCACGGGTGTGCGAGTTCTGATGACACAACCGCACCCTGGCTACGAGGCAAAGAATCGGTACGGGTTGCCAGCGGAGCTACCGCTCGAATGGAACTCGCTGATCGAAGCAATCAAACAACCAAAAAAGGAAGAGCAAGCACATGCCTAGTTATAGTTTTAACGCGCAAGAAGTCGATTTATCCGACGCGCAAACCGGCCGCGGCAAGTACGACAACCCTGTACCTGCAGGCACGTACTCAGCGATGGTGATCGAGAGCGAGTACAAAGCAAACAGTAAAGCAACTGGCCACATGATCGTTTTGAAATGGTCCATCATCGGCGGCGAACACGATGATCGGCACATCATCGCCAGGTACAACATCGATAACCCAAACGAGGCGGCGGTGCGCATCGCGCAACAAGACCTGGTAGCGATTTGCCATGCGATGGGCCGCGAGGCTTTTGACATGACTGAGGAGTTGCACGATCACGAAGTCTTGATCGACGTCGAAGTAGAGCCCGCATCGGGCGACCACAAAGCAAGTAACAAGATTGCGATTGGTGGCTACCAATCTGCAGCATCTGCACCACCACGACCTGCAGCGCCTGCGCAAACGCAACCGCCACCACAACCTGTGGCTGCTGAAGCGGACAAGCCCTCTTGGGAGCGCGCATTCCAGGACTTCCAAGACGACGAAGTTAAGTGATCGAAGGCGCTCCTTTAGCATTGGGCGCTATCAACAGCGCTATTGAGGCAACCCAGAGTACACGCGGTCGTGTGCATCTGGGGGCTTCACTTATCGCGCACAAGTGCAGTCGGCACCTGTGGTACGTCTTCCGGCATGCCGTTTCTGTTAGGCACGACGGCAGACTGTTGCGACTTTTTAATGTTGGGCACGACTTCGAGCCACAAATGAATCGTTGGCTGCGCGATGCTGGCGTGACGGTCTGGGATGTTGACGACAGAACCGACCAACAGTTTCGCATCGAGGATGTCTCTGGCCACTTTGGCGGATCGCTAGACGGCGTACTGCGTGGCCTGCCAGACGCGCCGCAAGACGTTCATGTCAGCGAGCAAAAGACACATAACGACAAATCATTCAAAGACGTAAGCAACAAAGGCGTCAAAGAAAGCAAGCCACAACACTACGGTCAGATGCAGGTTTACATGCATAAGACAGGTATTCAGTGGGCGCTCTACCAGGCCATCAATAAAAACACGTCAGAGCTCTACTTGGAGCGCATCGCCTACGATCAGGTCGAGGCGGAGCGGTTGCTCCGAGTCGCTGACAACATCATCTGTTCTGACAGGCCGCTTGAGAAAATCGGCGGGCCGTCTTGGTTCGAGTGTAAGTTCTGCGACCACAGCGGCGTCTGCCACAGCGACGACGTCCCTAACGTCAGCTGCCGCACGTGTGTCAGCGCAACGCCCTGCCTCGACGGTGATGCCCGCTGGACTTGCGAAAAACATGACCGCGATCTGTCACCAGAAGATCAGCGAATAGCATGCGATGACCATCAGTACATACCAGATTTGTTAGAGAACTGGGCAAAATTTCTGCACGTCGTAGACGGCGTGCTTATCTACGAGAACACGACCAACGGCAAAGAGTTCGGCAACGGCACGACCGGCGAGGCATACACCAGCCAAGAAATCTTTGCATCAACTGTCCGAGAACATATCGGTGCTGACGAGATCGATGAGCTCCGCAGCACTTTCAATGGCCGATTAGCATAGGGGTAACTATGGAACTCAAAGACATACCAATGGGTGAGGTGCAACACGACGTCGCGCAGCCAGGCGTCAAGAAGGCGTTCAACGGCCCTATTTGGGCGCGCTACTTTAAGACGATGAAGGTGGACAGCTGTGTGCGCGTAGCGAGCAAAAAGGAAGCCGACGCGATGAAGGCTTACTTCCGCGCCAGACACGTACCGACAACGCAGCGTCAGGTTGGTGATGGGACGTTCGTCGTGTGGAGGGGCCGCAAGCAGCCCAAGCAGCGCAAGGTAAGCGAACCATTCAACGAGGTCTTTCCTGCACCGTCGCTTTTCAGCGATGACTGACTACTACGAGCTCATCGGCCAGGTGCACGAACACTTGCATGAGAAACAGAAAAAAGCGGCTGCTAAACCGCGCAACTGCTTCTTTTGCGAGCACATGGCATCACGCCCAGGCTTCTGCGAGCGATACAACGCAAAGCCCCCAAGCAAATTCATGGAGGCGGAAGGCGCCTGCGATCAGTGGGAAGAAGAGATCCCCTTTTAGTAACCAGGTCATGGTGAGGCGGCAGGTTCTCTCCTTCCAATCAAAGCCGCGCGGTGTGCCGGTCATCGTATGACCAAACCGGCACTTAACTAGGAGCAAATATGACTACTTTATTTTTGGCCTCGATCAGAGCGCAGGAAAAAACGAAAGCACGGTTTGCCTGCCCAAAAAAAAGACCGAATGGTCAGTTCAAGCGACAACTGACTGACAACCAAATTACACAAGTGCTAAACGACCTGAGCAACGGCGTACATAAAAACATCATTGCTGAAAGCACGGGCCTGAACTGGTCAACCATTTATAACATTGCAAACCGATACGTCATCACAAGCGATGGCACGGTACAAAAAAAGCGAGATCCTTATGAGTATTGATGCCGACTCGTCATCACCGAGCCATTACAAGTATGGCGAAATCGAGGTGATCGATGTCATTCGTGACGCGCTCGACACTGACCAGTTTCGCGGCTACTGCCAGGGGAACATCATCAAATATGTGCTGCGGGCAAACCATCACCGGCAACCAACCGTTGAGCATCTGCGCAAGGCGCGTGTCTACCTAGACTGGTGGATCGAGTCTGAGGTGCGGCCATGAGTGC